ACTAGATTCAACTACTTTAGTCCAGCCATTGTACAATACTCTATTGCCTGCTATATCAAACTGATGCGCATGTCCACTGCGTACAATTACGTCTGTGTTACCAGTGCTTTTTGTATACTGAAATTTGTCTCCATCAAAGTTATTATCAAAAACAATATCACCAATTGTACTAAAGTTTTTATAGGTTAAACCAAAGTTTAGAATTGTGTCTGGATTGTTGTTGTTATTACGTTTGTAACTAAACAACTTGCTACCAACAAAGTTGCTACTTGGATACTTTGTTTGATCACTAAAACTTGTATGGTCTGGATCAAAGATGTCAAACAACGGATCCTGATTTAATCCAGTCTTTTGTTGTGCTGTTTTCCATGTTGTTCCATCTAACCAGAACTGTTTTCCTTGGTTAATTGCACCCAATGAACTAAGCACTGCATTTCCATCAACTACTGTGCCAACTTCTACCAAGTTTATAATTTCACTAGTAGTTGCATCACTGTCCTGGTTAATTAAGTCTACACGATAAATCTTTGTTTTAACATTTTCATCAGTGTCTGCACTAAAGATTATTGTGTTATCCTGCTGCAAATCAATACCATCTGCAAAGTAACCTGCTGTGCCGTTAACGTTGCTAAGTGCATCTGTCTGTGATGTATCAACAACACTAACTGGAGCAACATTGCTTTTACCCATGTTAAACAATTCAAGTCCACTATGAAATTCTATAATAGGACGCTTTGCTCTAGCAGTATCATCTACGTCTGCAGTGTAGTTGTTGTAAGTTGCTGTTGCTTCAATGACTTCTCTATGGAACCAACGATTGCCTCTACTCCATGCATTTCTATCTGGGCTACTACGGTTTATGACAATATAGTCTTGGTCCAGGGGTGCATTAATTGTTCCGTCCCAACCACCTGCATCATATCCTACTGTATCAAAGCCATCACTTGAACTATTAGTATAGGTTTCTGGCGTAAGCATCTCATCCACTGGTGTAAGTGTTATGCCACCAGGTTGTCCTACGCCTTCAACAAAATATTCTCTGTCTGCATAAGTGCTTGGTGTAATGTCGCTGTTAAATTGAACTTTAAGTCCGTTGGTAAATTTAACACCATTGGCACTAGTATATGTTAGTTTTCCCTGTATATCATTTGCAACATCAATTGCTGGCACTGCATTTATATCAACTAGTTGTATTTTACCAAACTGGTTTGCATTGACGCCATCCTGGTAATAGAGTATGTCTAGTCCAGCAGTATATGGCTCAATAATTTCAGGCAAGCCGCTGGCATCTTTAAAGAACTCTCTGTTACCATATTTGTTGCCCTGTTTAATTTTAACTTTTTGACCAGTGGGCCAGTTTGCACTTCTAGTCAGTTGAATTGTATCTATACCGCCAATGTTATTAACTGCAATGTTGTATACGTCATAGCGTGTTTCAATAGGAAGTGTTGTTGTTTCATCAAATGGATTATCTGGATCATCAAATCCATACACATCAAACAGTGCGCCTTGATCCCATGCTGTTTCATCAGTGGTAAGGTTAACAAATACTAGACTTTTACCGTCAATTTCTGTTTGTACATCAATGCCACCATGTTCGTCAATCAGTGTTTGAAGTGGCACATTATGAATTTGGTTGTATGCAAGTTCAGTAGCAAAGTCTGGATTTGCTGCTTGTGTAGCATTAATTTTATCGTTTTGCGCATCTGTTCTTGGAACATTAAATGTAATTGTCCCATTGTCATCGCCGTTATTCGTAATACCAAGTATCTCTCTTGTGCTTACGTTACTACCATAACTGCTAATACCACTGGTACCGATTTCAGTTTGAATCCAGAATGGTGTGCCAGTTTGCTGAACTTGGAAAGTATAACTGCCCCCTCTTGCAAGAGTAATAGTTGGATTAGCATTATCACTTCCGTCAATACTATATTCTTCAACGCTTGCTACTGTGCGACGTGTTACTGTAAAGTCCTTTTCTGCATCAACAAGACTGTTAAACACTTGCACACTGTCAGGTCCTGCAGGGAACCAGAAGTATTCACCATAGTTAACAAGTTTATCTAGGTCAACAAATCCACTGTAGTTGTAGTATTCCTGATCAAACAAATCACTGTGTGTATTAACATTAACATTGTTATATTTTAGACTATTAACAAAATCAACGTAACCGGTCAGACTTTCAATCTGCTTATTAGGACTGCGATATACCACTGCAGGCTCTAACTGATAATTTTGTCTGTCATCATTGATTTCATTGATGTAGCCATCACCAACTGAGAAGTTAGGACTAAACTTACGTCCAATAAAACTATTGACACGCTGTAAATTAGGTTCACTAATTAACTGGTCAACTGTTGCATTAAGAAACTTGTTGTTCTTTGTTGTCTGAAAAATATCAGGTAATAGTACTGAACTTTTACGAAGTGCCATTAGTAACCATATCCTCCGCCGCCGCCGCCGGATCCACCGCTACCGCCTGATCCGCTACTGCCGCTTGAACTGCTACTACTACTTGAACTTGTGGTGGTAGTTGTAACTGTGTTTGTTGCTGTATTTACTGTTGTGCTGGCACCGCTTGCACTTGCACTTTCTGCTGCAAGATTTGTTGTAGTTGTATTGACAACATTACCGCTTGCTTGTAAACTGTTTGCAGTGATGACGTCAATAACTTCAATGTCATTTACTGTTGCACTACTAATTAAAATTTCGTCTCTCTGACTCTGTATTTGGAATAAACTACCAAAGTTGCTGGTTGCTAGTTTAGGTACAATTACAACACTAAGCACATCTGGACTTAGCACACTGTACAAGTATGCTGCTAGTTCACTAAAGAAGAAACTATCACCAAAGTCCCAGTTTTGTATTGCAAAATATTCGTTGATTCCAGCAACAACACGTTCTTTAATTTCACTGTCGCTTACAAGTGTGCTATTGTTCTTAACTACTTTAAATGTTGCTTGCAATTCTTCATCTGCCTTGTCACCAAATAGTGGTCTGTAACTAACACTGTTAAAAATAATAGTATCACTTACACTTTTGTACTGCTCTAAACTACCAAATTGCTCACGCAGTTCATTTGTAGTTGGTTTTACAGGCTTGACTATGCTTCCTGTGATATCCGTAACATAGTTTCTATAATCTGCGTCATACTGACTTGTAAGCAAAAACAAATCTACAATGTTGCTTGGGCTTGGATCAATACGTCTGTTGTTTGGACTGTTATGTGTATACTGGAACAGCAAGTCACTGCGTCCTGTGCGTTTGATATAGTCAGTGGTTAGTGCTATGCTTTTAACATTGGCGCCATCAATACTTAGAATATAAAATTTATCATCTGTGCCTGCATAGAATATTTGTCCGCTAGTAAACTGTCCAATTACTTCATTTATTGAACTACGGGTAGCATAACGTTGCTCTACACTGGTACTTGCAACAGGTGTGTAAGTTAAGTATCCGCCACTGCTTATACTTGTCTGATAAAACACAACCTTTGTTGATGCATTTGTAAGTGGAGCAACAACAATGTCAAAAACTTCTGGATTGTCAACAACACCGTCGCTGTCAATATCAGGGAATGTAACTTTAATTCTGTTTGTTAGTGTATAGCCATCTGTTTCTGTGATAACATCATCAATTTGCATTGCATAGTCAACTGCCAAACTGCTTACACTATCAGGCAATGCGTTAACTTTAAGAATGTTTATCTTATCCTTAATAGTTTTGCCTGTGCGTGGATCAAAGATTTTTAAATCATTGTCAAAGTAAAAGCGTGTTTCTAATTTACTTTCAAACACATAACTTGTGCTGCGGAAGTTAACTGTATAAGTTGAGCCATCATTGGTAAATTTAAAGAACCAACTAGCATCCAAGTTTGTATTGCTTGTATTTCCTGTGTAGTCTAAACTAAATGTGTTTGTAGTATTAAGATCCAGTGCATTAATAATTGCCCATGCTTGTGTATCTCTGTCATAGCGCAATCCAAAAGTTTTAAAATCTCCGATTGCTTGAATAATATCGTTTCTTACTGATGCTGTGATTGCAGTGTTCCATGGAGCAATAACTTGATCCAATACTGCATCCTGTGGAATAACTTCACTAAGTGAGACTGGTCCAATGCCTGTTTCCAAATTACCCACACCCTGATTAGTTCCATCTGTTACAACTTCGCTAATACTAGCCCAGATATAATCACGAGTATTAATTGTTCCACTAGTGCCTGTAATAAGGTTGTTGTTTACATCAAATACTTTACCACTTGGTGCAGTAAACTTTAACAATGCGCCAACTTTTGCAAATTTTAAATTACTGGTTGCAAAACTGCCAATTTTAAGAGGACTGTCAACACTGTTTTTAAAATAGCCTGTGACTGTACCACTGCTGGTTGTTGCCAGATTCCAACTAGCACTAAGTCCTGTTACATCAATACCTCCATAGTTTTTGAGATAATAATGCAAACTTTCATTCTTAAGGATGTTTTTTTCAACTTGCTGGCTTATAGTATTACTAATGTCACTGTCAGTTATAAACGTAAACTGGAACTGTTGCAGATCCTCTGTGCGATAAAAAATTCCATCCTCGGCAACAATGTTTGTGCTGCTATACTTGCCTGTTGTGTCACGCACATCCAAATAACGACTGATGCCACTTGCAGTTCTGTTAATTGCTTTTGACTTTAATACATTACTAAATTTAGTGTAAGGAAGGATCTGATAATCCTCACCTGTAATCATACGATCCTGTGTGTAATACTGTTGCTGTGCTTTTAGTTTTACATCACGCAAGTTTTCTCTTGCACTAGCATTTGCTATTGTGCTTTGTAAACTCAGAGTGACTGTAAGGTTTTCAATTTGATTGCTGTGACTTACATAAGGTATAGCAATTTGCAAGTTTTGCATTTCATCAGGACTAATTTTATATGTAGTGCCTGCTCCAGTGCGGAAGTAAACACGGAAGTTGCCTGTTGGAATGTTTGAGAAAACATCATCACCAAATACTAGACTAATTTGATCATTTGCGCGACTGCGCACTGTGAATAAGTTTTTGTTGTTAGCACTTAAACTGTTATAGATAACATTGTTGCCACTAATTGCTGGCACTTTTTCCCAGCGTGTGGTTTCTCTGCCAGAATCATCTAATTGATATAACCAAACATCATTGTTGTCAACATTGTTAACGTCAAGTTCCACTGTGCGGTTAGGAAGTTTTTCACCAATAGTAAAGTCTGCACTCTGCAAGTTGCCCTGTTTAAAGTAAAAGAAAAATCCGCTGTTAGCACTGCTAAACCCTCTGTTATCATTACGATAAAGTATGTTTGTTGTGCTACTGGGCTGTGGTGCTACTTCATACAAATAGTCTGTGCCACTGTAAGTGCCTTTGACTAATTCAAAGTCTAGGTTTTGTGTACCCACTGCAGTTTTAAAGTCATAGATTGGTACAGTGCCAGGATTAAGTTTAAGTTGGTATTCTTCAATATTAATGCCGCCCACTGTTGTTTTTAAACTTGGGTTGCCAAACTGTTGTGTGTTTACCATACTTGCATTAAGCACTGTGGTAAACTGCTCTAAAAAGTCACTGTTAGTTGGATCGCCCCAGACAATTTCTGTGTCACGAAGGCTGTTGCCATTTGCATCACTGATGTCCTCTGTGGTTTCCACACTTGAAATTTTTAGCAATCCGCGGGCAATCTGCTGACGCTTTGGATAATAGTTAAGCATGCGAGCTAGACGTAGTATGCTGTCTCTGCGTTCTGCTGTTTCTAGGAAGTTTTCTCTAGCATTTAAGTCTGCGCGGAAACTAAGGCTTTGCCCTAGAAATGCAATTAGATCAATCAGTGCAATATATTCACTTGATTCAATAAAGTCGTTGAAATCTTCTGGATAATAGTTACGCAAATAGTCAACCATGCTCTTACGAATGGTTTCATAATCGTAACTTTGAAAATCTGCTTCACGGAAGGTCTCGTAGACTTTCTTCCAATCTTCTGCAGCAAATAAGTTTGATTGTCTTGTACTAGCAGCCATGTTTTAACATTCCTATTCTATTGCAGTATTTATTTGCAGAATAAAGTATGTATATTATATTGCTGCGTTATCCGGTCTGTCAAAACGTACACTTAGTTTTTCAACTTGATTATCCACTACATAGCGCAATACTATCTGTACCTGAAGTCCATTTTCGTACTCATCCAGTGTAACTTCTTCTGGGCGCACCCTAGGATCAGTTTGAATTACAGTGTTTACTTCTTCAACAATGAGTTGTTTTGTTTCTTCTGTAAGTGGATCCATGATTAAATCAAGCAAACTAGTGCCAAAGTTGCCGCGCATTAGTTTTTCACCTTTGCGAATAGCAAAATGATTAAGTAAATCTCTTTTTATAAGGTCAGTGTCAGTTAACTTTGGACTACCAAAGTCGTTGTTTATTGTACTAAATCCTTTGTATGTTGCTATTGCCATTTTATTTTCCTTTTAGTGCTGCGTCTGCTTGCGCCAGCAATGCTTTAATCTGTGCTTCCAGTGCTGCTTTTTGTGCTTTACTTAGTGTGCGTCTACCTGCCCACCACTGTGTGCGTAACTGTCTGGCTTGATCACGCAAGGCTTTGTAGGCTGCGTATCCACCCTGCTTTTTCTTACGCTCTAACTCTGCCTCTTTCTTTAATATAGATTTTTCTAGCTCACCCTTTTCTCGTTCTTTTGCTTGAGTTTCCTGAGCCTCCAATCCATATGGATCACTATTGTCAGTGTTGTCTACCAGTGGTTCAGCATTGAACGCATCAATATTTGCTTGTTCTTGTGCATCTGCTTCTGCAGTACTGTCTAGCAAATCATCAGTTGGTGTATAAACATTACCTGTTATAACTTCGCCGCCTGTGACAGGTTCTTCTTTAATTTTTCCAACACGATCACTTGCTGCCGCACCAGTTTGCATACTTTGTTTAACTTTGCTTGCAACATCTTCGCCACTGGCAATGTTTGTGGTGTTAGGTAGTACGTTTTCAATGCTTTGTGTGCCTTGTCTTACTTTTGCTGCTATCTCTGGTGTACTAACATTACTTGCAGTTAGCATACTTGTGATTTCTTTTTTGCCATCAGTTGCAGTAATGCCGCCAATGTTCACTAGTTTCTGATAATCTGCAGCAACAACACCTTGTTGTATTTGTTCTTGTAATCCTGGGTTTCCTAGTAGTTTATTAAGACTACTTGCTCCACCTTTGCCTGTCCATACGCTACTGTCTGCAAGTTGATCGTTAAACACTGCTTCTGGGCGAACAAACCCCTGTGATTGAAGTTGATCTACGTTAAAGCCAAACTTACCAACACTTTTTGTTGCACTATCAATAAACGCAGGATTGTTAGCACTACCAACTTGCTTAACAACTGCAGCATTTAGTCCTTGTACATCAAAACTGTTCAGTGCGCCAACACTAAATCCTGTGTTTACTTGTTTGACCATATCTGTAATTGGGAATTTGTTTATGTTAGGCGCACTCAACACACTGCCCAAGTTATCTGGAATGCTTGGCACTACTTTGCTTAATCCGCCAGTAACACTGCTCAAATCAGGGAGTCCTGCGCCCAGTCCTCCTGCTAATCCTGTAATTTTGCCGCTTGCGTCTGTTACAAGTTTACCAAAGTCTGCACCCTGCAGGGCTCCAGTTGCACCCGAAAGTTGACTTGTAAGATCGCCAACTGGTAAGTTACTAGTAATACCGCTTAAACTTCCAGTAACACTGCTTATATCCAACCCGCCTGTGACTTGTCCTAGCACGCCGTCTGTTAATCCTCCTGGTAATGCCCCACCTAGTCCACCTGGTATTGCACTTGTAAGTCCACCTGGTATTGCACTTGTAAGTCCACCTGGTATTGCACTTGTAAGTCCACCTAGTCCACCTGCTAATCCTCCCGATGCGCCTAATGCACTTGTGATTCCACCTGCTCCGCCTAATGCACTTGTGATTCCACCTGCTCCGCCTAATGCACTTGTGATTCCACCTGCTCCGCCTAATGCGCCCCCAAGTGCGCCAGGACTCAATCCCAAGCCACCTGCTCCGCCTGCAAGACCTGCTACAGGACCTAAGCCGCCTACAATACTAAATGCGCCACCTAAGCCACCACCGCCGCCAACAAGACCACCTGTGTAGGGACTTGTTGTATTCATTACACCGTGATAAGGAAAAGGTTCATGTGTTACAATTCTGTCCACAGTTGTTGTTACCATTTCCTCTTCATCAAGTATAAACTGATCCAAGTCAGGGAAATAGGTTGTATCTTCTTTTTGTAAATCACTTACTGGTTGGGCAATCTTTGCTTTTGTACTAGGGCCTTGCAACAAAATTAGTGCTCCATTGATACTCATGTTTGCACTACTATTGATATAAGCACTGCTTGCTGCAGTTGCAAACAGTTCGCTGCCACTATTAAGGTGTAGTCCTTTAGTTCCAGTAATGCCTGCTTCACCATCACTGGTTGCTACTAGTTGTTGCTTGCCCTGCAAATGCATTTGTTTATCTGCAACAATTTGTGCAAATCCTTTAGCATGCATCTTAATATTTTCATCTGCATGAAAGTTAATGTTTGCACTGCGGAAGTTAATACTGTCCTGTGCATACACATCCATTGTGCCTTCATTGCTAAGTTCAATCCAGCAACTGCCATCACTGTTACCAACATAGACAACACCTTCAGTATCATTTAACAGTATTTGATGACCTGTACTGGTACGCAAACGTATCTGATTACTGTTACCATCAATATCACCATCATCAAGTGCAATACTATGACCTTTGCGTCTTGCAGTAGGTCCTAGCAGTCCTTGTAATACTGTTTTATCAGCGGTGTCTGGATTTTTAAGTTGTGCGTTATAAGTTACAGTAAAGTCCTGGCCCAGTGATGTAATTCTACGACCTTTACTTGCAATACCAATTATTTCTGTAGGTGACTCACGCATGTAACTACTGTTGTTAAGACCTCTTACACGGTCATCACTAAGTCCCTGCTTTACCTGTATGTCCTGTGCAAAGAAATCTTCTGGGCGTGTTTGTGTGCGCCAGTTTGTAATCTTGCCTGTGTGATGTGTACCGGCAGGACTGTCATTAAATTCTCCTGCGGCTGCTCCATCGCTTATAGTTGCTTCAGGAAGTGTTTGCATCATATACAGGTCAGGCACACATGCAAAGTAATAGCCTTCACTTGCACGGCCTTCAGGAAAAAATGCCAGTACTTTTGTACCAATATCAGGCGGAGGTGTAGTAATACCTGCAGTCACTTTTGTACCAAAGTAGGTGTCACCTACACCACTGTTATCAACACGACTATAAAAAGGAGTACAATAGCGCACACTACGCCACTGTGTTTTATCAGTTTCATCAGTACTA